AATGTGATAACTAAAGATGAGTCAAAGTACATGGTGTTACCACCTTTGTTATTGAGTGTAGGCTGACCCATTGGTGAATCAGGCTTTGCTACCCACACCTTATTAACTGCTACTAATGTATTGGTATATGGTTGAGATGCTTTACGTGATAATACAATACGCTGGTTAATGAAGTTACCAAACTGTTGTGACATGGCACCTGCATTCCATTCGTTATTGTTTGTGCTTTTCTCAATCGACATTCTACAAGGAATTGATCCAACTGAATCCCAGAAGAAGCAGATGTTGTAAGGAAGTGTTCCTCTCTTTTGCTCATCTAAAATATCAGCGATAAACCCTGCTACGTCTTCAATACACTCTAACTTCTCACGGTCAATGTATAAGAAGAAGCCTTTGTAGTCTACAACTTCTCCAGTTGCAGGGTCTGCTATCTCTTCAAATTGAAAGCCCATCTCACGAGCGTGATTCCAATCCCACTTCATCTCTGTGATAATAAACACAGGTAGTATTCCTAACTTTTGCGCACTAACAGCTGCTTCAAGTAGCGCAGTTGTTTTACCAGTATCAGAGTGTCCTCTTAAAAGTGTAATGTGACCAACAGGAATACCAGGAATTTGAAGTGTATCTTGAAAGGCTTGTGATAATGGTATCCAACTTTGTTCTTTGAAAACAACACCTGCAGATAAGTTCTTGCCTTTCTTAAACTTCTCTAGATCAGCTGTTCCTTTGATTGCACTAGATATAGTGCTAGTAAGCGATTCTTTTGCTTTTGCCATACAAAACTATTGAGTTAAAAAACCCTGGCTTTTATTGCCAGGGCTTTGTTATTAAATATCGAACAAATCATCAATTGCCGAATCTACACTTGGCTTAGTTGTACTAAGAGTGTACTGACTGTTTGCTGGTTTTTCCCATGGCAAATCAGATGCTGGCTTAGATTCTACAGTGTCAGCAGATTCTTTCAACTCTTCTTCAGGGTTCAAATGCTTAAGTAAAGCGTCTTTCATATCTTCATAGCTATATCTTTTGAATTGAGCTAGAGGATCTGGTTGGTTTTCAAGCCATAGTTTTACTTTGTTAGCATCTTCTGATAAAGGAGTTGCTTTTGTTCTTACACGCACAGTCGATGTGTTGTACATCAAGCCTGTTGTTTCTTTACCAGCTGTTTCAACTGTAATGTCACGGCCAGTAATAGGATCTGTGTAATCTCCTACATCCTCATCTTCAGCGATAGAAAGTAAGTCCATGTAGACTTGCTTACCAAACTCCCAAAGACGAACTCCTTTGTCTTCTTCACCACGTACAATTACAGGTGCAAAGACACGCATTTTTGGTTCAAGCTTCTTAGCTAATTGCCAATTGTCTTTTTCGCTAGACTTACGAAGTCCTTGTGCAAACTCAACAATAGGGTCTTTTTCACCAAAGTTAGTTAATGCCATCATAGAACGGTTGTTGATGCCATAGTGCATGTAAACCTCTTTGAATGGATTTTGTTTGTTAAACACAGAAGGTACGATACGCACCGAATGTTTACCCACGGCTGGCCTCCAAATGGTTTGGCTCAGATCTTTCTTTTGTCCTCCACGTGGATTCTGTAGAGCCGACAATCTTGATTTGATGACTGATATGTCCATATATAACTGTTTTGGTAAATGTAATGATTGTTCTAGAACGGAAAAAATCGTTCTATTAAGTGAGATAAAAAAACCCTTGTAATTAAGGGCTTTTCATTTATTTTGTTTTAGAATCCAATGCTTACAAGATCTAGATCTGTTTCTATCCAACGAATTTTAAGCACTAGTAATTTTTTTAACTTCTCTGAAGTAAGACGGGTATCTGGTGTGTCTATATCTACAACCACTCCACGGATACCATCAAATATTTGAGCGTGTTTGCCACCAATTATTTTTTCAAATGCTAAAACTTGCTTTTGTTGAACCGGAGTTAAGTTTTCAAGACTTGTTCTACGGGATTCATTTAATATGCCAGCAGTTTTTTGTAGCTTTTGTACCTCTGTTATATGCTTTTTCATGCTAATAAATATTAGACTGCAACGATCTTATGGATAGTAGTGTTTAACTTTTTTAGGTCGTCACCTTGAGTCAACAAGATAGAATTCTTATAGTCGTTCCAGTTGATCATGAACGATGTATCTAGTACGCCATTATTTAGCTTCTTGATCAAAGTGTTCAAGGCGTTAATGGTATAAAGAGTGTTTGACTCTTTCTTTCTATGGAGTAGGATAGTATTAGGAAGGATCTTAGTCTGGCCACCTTGAAGTTCAATATTGTAGGTGCACATGTATTCCTCAGACTCTGGAGAAGCCAAAACGAATATCTTTTTATATAAAATAGTGTACTCTCTGTTTATCTCCCTAAGGGTATCGTCCAAACCATCTTTGGAAGAGAAAGTACAAAACAACTTGTTCATAAGCGATTCTGCTGTAATTTCAATTATTTTGTGTTCTTGCATAACTTTTATTAATTAATTATAAATATTGAATATAGTACTAGAAAGCATAGTTGGTTCCGTATTTGTGTTTTACAATCATGTCGTTCTTTTCTAACACTTCTTTTATCTTTTTTAGTAGTGTTTTTCCATCTTGCTGGCTGAAGTCAAACAAGAAAGAATCATAGGTGATCAAGATTAACTTACTCTTCTTCTTACTTAGAAGTTTGTTTATCTCCAAGATCTTGTCAATGTTCTCTTTGGTCTCTAGATTCTGGACAATGTAGTTGAACAATTTTAGCTTGTTCATGCCAGGCAGCTTCTTCAAGATACGGCCAGTAGGTAGGACAGCTGCTTTGTGAGCATTGTACTTCTTCCATTCTTGATCAATAAACTCACTCAGATGTTTAAAGAAGTCAATATGTTTGTATTGGGCTTCAATACCACCATACAGTTGCCTAAACGTAATGGTCTTTGATTCTTTATACTGCTCATCAGTTAGCTCGTCCTGGTTGAAATATGCGCGTCCTAGATACACGTGCATAGATTCTTTTGGAGGCTCAAAGCCAATCAACCTAGATATTAGTCTTAGGTGATACGCATCGAAGTCAAACTCTACTAGAAAGTCATTCTTTGGAACAAAGCACTGTCTAAAGTCTTGGTCTTTAGGAATGGCTAGAAAGTTAATCCCATTGAATGAGTTAGTAGGCCTAGCTGTCAAATTGTACAGGTTATAGTAAGAATAGATAGTATCACCTAACAAACTATATTCTGGGTGTTGGAATTGGAACTTCTTATTAAAGCAGCTTAGATCAACTTTGATACCTGACTCTTCTACACCTTTATAAGCCTCAGTCAGTCTTTCTTGAAGTTCAATGTCCATCTCAAGATGGAAGTAGTCTCTAACCAACTTATACAAGCACTCACACTTTTCATAGTGTTTAGCGATTGGTATGATCTCATTTAGTGTAGGTAGCACAGGGTACTTTATATAAAAGTCTTTATGTACCACTGTGTCACAATTAAAAGAACTGTACTCGTTGTTTTTATCTAGACAGATAAACTGTACATCGATTGAGTTAGGTAGATCTAAGAAGTACGAGTGAAACTTCTTGTCAAGTAGATAGATCTTAGTGTGCTTCTTTAGAAAGTCTTCTACTAACTTTAACTCTAGAGAAAAGCCTTCTGAGTGATTAATAACAAACACATAGCCTTTCTTACCATTATGATAATATACTAAACTGGCTCTTGAAAGTTTAGGGTGATAATAATCGTTAGAAGTGACTATCTGTATAAACGCCTCGTCTGAAAGTTCTAGACGCTGTAATTGTTCTTTATCTTCAATGATGAAATACATAACCTGTTATTAGTAACAATAATATACTATTGTAGCGATAGTAAAAAAACTATCTACATAGTAGGTCTAGCAAATTTTGCGTAGTCACCACCAATGAAGTCAAGGATGCCTAAGAAAGTTCTATTAGCTGATTCGGTTAATCGTTGATTTGTTTCAATGATACCTGGTATAACGTTGTATTGAGATTCACGTTTACTATTCAAAGGTCCTGTCAACTTCCAAAGTATAGTTGTAGTTTGATAAATAGTAATGTCGTAGTCAGCAGTACCATTCACAATTGAGTTATACTCGTCTTGAGATATTTCTGTAACGAAGCCTCGCTCGTTTTCTTTTTTAGTAAAGTAACGTATGATGTAACCTTTCTTATAATCTTGATCTGTTGGTTGAGGATAGTAAGAATTAGGTTGGCCTGGTATTCTAGTATTTGTTATTGTAGAAGCTGCGACTCCTGTTTTATTAGCAAGATCTCTTCTAGATCTTGTAGACAAATTAGTATTACTTAATCCAGGAGCAGACTGATAAGATGGGATCCTTTGTAAAGGTTCGCTAGGTCCTACTTCTGGGCTAGATCCTGTAAACGCTCTACCATCATATGTTTCGTAGTACCTACCAGAATAAGGTAATCCATTCAGCAAAAATTCTGTTCCTGCTGTGTTTAAATTTGGTTTTACTGCAAATGATGGATAATATCTTAACATATTAACCTAATAAAGATTTTTGAACATAAATATAAAAATCATTAACTGTTAAAGGATCTCCAGGTCTTTTTCCTGCTGCTGTTGCAATTGCAGGATTTTGTCTAGATATGATACCAGCAGATTGATTTTTAGATTCTATTAGAGAGCTTAGTGGTTTTCCTACTGCTGCTGGGAAAAATACATATAGATAAAGATCATAAGCATTTCTAAATGTGTTGTTACCAAAATACTTTTCTACATAATCTAATTGCTTTAAAGGCCCCATTGTTTGAAGTTGATCAGTAGTGACTCCTAAACCGGCAGCTGTTTTTGGTAAAAATTGGATAAGTCCTACTGCTCCTATAGAATTTTTAACAGATGAATTAAACTTACTTTCTTTATAAAATACTATGTATAAATCATCTGCAGTTACTCCTAATTTAGTTGCTATTTGTTGAACTCTTTCTGGAACTCCTGTGGTGGCTATAAAATTTTTATACCCTTGACTATTTTTTATATAGTCTGGAAGTGTAGTTGATCCGGTCGATGCTTGAACAGGATTATTAACAATTGGATTAGCAGGATTAACTCCAAATTGAACTGTTGTATTTGTTAACTGTTTAACAGATCCTACAAAATCAGTTTTATATTTTAAGAAAATCATATTAGCTCTAACCGCTGTAGTCCATTGATTATTTTCAATAGTGTTAGTAAGTCCTACTACAACAAAGCCTACTTTATTAATATGATCTTTTGATAGTCCTTTTTGGTCTTGTACAATACGATTATTGTATGTGTAAGGAAGAAGTTGATCTGATATACTAAATGCTTGACCCATAGTAAAACCAGATATTCCATCTGTTGTAAAATTAACAGATACAGGAATCATAGCCGACGCTCTAGTAGGATATTCAGTATTTTTTATTTTACTCATCCTTTCTATATAGTAGTTAGTAGCTTGAGACACATTTGAATCTGATGGATTAATTTTACTATAAAAGTCAGATATAGTTTGATTAAATTGTATCGCGGCTGCTTTTACAGTATCTTGATCTGTTGCTTTACTTCCAGTTATATCTCCTTTAATCGGTATGAATCTATCTTTATAGCTAGTATTAATAAAGCCGAAATTATCTCCATTAGTAGAAAGAGTTGATTTTCCTGCTACGTCTGAATTGGCAGATATAGCGATCATATTACTCAACTTAGTGCTAATATCTGTTTTTATTTCTAGACTCTTGGCTATACTAAACTTACCTACTAAAGGAATCTCACTTATGTTACTAGGTTGTAACATTTCCTCTCCTTCTAATGGCGGTGTTACTTGGTCATCTACTATATGAAAAGTATTGCCTCCGTCATTGTAGGCCAGTCTTAACAGACTAAAATTGCCTAAATATTTGTTTATGTCTAATAGCAACTGCTCTAAAAACGGCTTTAAGTATATGCTATTAGTTCCATCTTTTAGGCTATAATCTCTAACTAGTTCAATAACATAATCTATACTAATTAAAACATTCATGATTTTTGCTCTGTAGATATTATTATTTGCTTCATCAAATTTGATAGGAGGTATTTGACTAGACAAAGCGTCATCATTAGATGTATTAAATAAAGGCGTTGTTTCGTTACTTCCAGAAAGAGGTTGTATTTTTGTTTGATCCTTAGTTAAAATGTCTTTTAAAAACAAATCTTGATAGTCAGTAAAGCTTCCTTCAAACGGGATTAATACTTTAAAAGGATTTGTACTTAAATGTTTTGTGTTAGATAAAAAGAAGTTTACATTAGGATTAAAATCAATATAAACTAAAGGAGTTTGAACTGTTGAGTCTTTAGTGTCATATATAGTACAACTATGATTAAGTATCATTAATAATAGACCTAATGGAATATATACTGGGTGGTTTGTAGTTACGCCTTTTACTATCTCTTGACTTATTTCATAAGGAACTACATACGCATTTAATAACCTTTTAAAATCAACATTTTTTTGATTCAACTCAGCTGTTGTAATACGGCCTGCCATCAACTCAGTTGCAAAACCATACTTAGATTGTATTTTAAATCTATCTTCTGGATTCTTAGGATCCGTATCTACTATAGTACCTTCTACTAGTTCTGTAATATATTTAGAAAATATACCATTAGAAAATACCTGAGAATAAAATGTAGTGTTTCCAGACTTGTCATTTTTATCCCAGATAGGTAATGTATAAACTTTTCTACCAATTGAAAGATCATTGTTGCTTGCACCAATAGCTTTATTAAGAGCATGAACTTGAATAGTTCTTAAAGTTAATTCAAGCCCTGATTGTAATTGTAAAGCTTGTTGTATCTGGGTATTAGCTGCTTCTTGTGCCGCTGCTTGTTCTTCTGCAGTGGGTCCTTGATTTTGATTTTGTGCAGCAATAGTAGCTTCTACTACTTTAATGTCAGGAGCTTTTGCACCTTTAATTACACTCTGTATTAAATTAGAATCTGTTATATATAGAGAAATTCTAACATTAACACTAACGTCTCCTGTGGTATCTATAACAGAAGACCCTCCTATATTATTTACTTCTTTTTTAACTTTGTCATTAACTACAACTACTACATCTTTTGTTAATGATAATATAGGAAAAGATAATCTATTTTCTTTATTTACACTATTAACAGTCGAATCTATTTCTCCAATCTCAGCATATTTTAATGTACTTACACCTAAAGTAAGATTAGATACATTAAAACTTCCGTCTGTTTTTATTTGATTTATTGCTTTAGTATAAACTTCTTCAGAATTAACTGTGTCTCTTGAAAAACTAGGATTAATAGTTTCAAACTCTACTTTTATTCCTATAGGATATTTTTTTCCATTTATTCCTAAATAAGAAAATCTTTTAGCTCTTATATCTACAGTATTTCCTCTACTAGTCTGTATTAGATCGGCTGTCTTAAATAGTTTTGCTTCTACAGGAAGAGCATAAAATAAAGCGGCTTGTTTTTGTAAAAGAGCAGTTGTGCTTACAGGATTTGAAGGATCTGCTGTTTGACCACCTTGAAAATTAGAAGGCGGTTTGTTAGAATCAAAAAAACTAGTTACAGTATTAAAAAGATTTGTCGTATTTATATTTACTGATGATACGAGATCTGTTGTATTATTTACAGGAATAATCGCTCCAAATCTAGGAATTAACCAAGACCAACCTCTATCTTTAAGTTCATAAAAATAGTCTATATTATTGTCGTAATACCCAGTTAATTTTTGTTGAGAATTTGGAAGACCGGCTCTTTTAGCAATAACAAATTTCTGCTCATTAGTAGGTTCTTTATCTACTGTATTAATTTCTTTGTTTAAAACTCTAAGAATCGATTCTTGTTGACTAGTTGGTGCTGGTGGCTCCGCAGGTGGTATATTTTGAGCAGCGGCTATTTGAGAGAGTGTTTGATTATACCTTCTAATCTCTTCTGCTAATATATTAGGTAGATCTTTTGGATTGTTAATCTTAATAGCGTCTCCTAATATACCGAGAGCCATTAGTTTAATAGTGCAATCATAACCTCCGTCTTGATTATAAGTAAAATTAAAGTTAGTAACCATGCCTAGCATAGCATCATAGTTACCTTCTGATTGCCTAACATTTTTGCTTATTTGTATAGCAATTTCTTCTTTAGTAAGATTTTGTCTAAAAGGGTCTATTGAATAAAGTTCTGTAGATTGTACTCTGCTACTTCCTTCAGGATAAAAAAAAGTTTGTCCCCATTCTAGGAACATGGTAAAACCAAGCTTAAAATAAAGAGCGTCGATAATATCTAATTGGGCTTTATCCCAACATTTAAAGTTAATTGTTGCAGCTCTAAGTGATCCTAATTTACCTTGCGTATCAATAGTAACAGATTGAATACCTGGCATTGGCCTATAACCAAATTGTTGTATTTCACTTGTTCCTAATATACCGTAGGCGCCATCTTTACCAAGTCCTGCTCTTTGTTGATATGAATTTTCTCTTAGATATTTTGATGTGCCGCCGAATAAAACAAATTCCTTAGCAAGATCTTCTTTGTTCTTTATTGAGTCTCCTACTACTTTTCTAAAATAATCTATATCATTAGGATTCAATATATCAATAGAAGAAACAAGTCTTATCCAAGCGGTTTTATTCGCTATAAATAAGATATTATCATTGTCTCTAGAATCTCTAGCTCCTTGATTAGCTCTAGTATCCAATTGGTTTATTAACCATTGTGGAATTTTAGTGCCAATAATATTTGATATCTTATTGCTATCAAAAGCCATAACTATCTAATTGCATTTACTAACTTGTATGTATTAATTGCGCCTGCTAAATCTACTGGTATACGAAGCTGTGTTCCTGGTTCTACTACTAGTGAATCTCCTGGTAGTGCGTTCGCTGAAGCAATTACCCACCAAAAGCTAGAATCACCATAGAAATCAAAAGCCAACAGATCTAATCTATCACCTAAAACTGTAATAATATAATTATCATCATTAGTAGGAGGTATTTCAGGGTAGATATTATTTACGTAGTATTCACTACCTGTTGCTGCTGATTTAATAACTTCTATATTTTGATATCTGTAGTTCATATATTAATTCTAGGTATTGGTTGATTTTCAGCAATTTGTTCTGCTAATCTAAGATTTGCATCTAATCCAGAATCAACTGTTCTTAATTCACCTAGAGTTGCTTCGGTTTGTGCAATAGTAAATTGTTGTTGTATAGTTGGCTTAATAAATGTAGTAGGATCTGATGGCGATGATTTTGGTACGTTAGCTATTAACGCAGATATATTAGAAGTTACTGTCTCTGTTGTAGTAGTTTGCTCTGTAGTTGCATTAGTAGTTTTACTAATTGTAGATGACGTGTTAGGTCTCTTAGGAAGTACATCAAGAATTGGTCTGAATGTAACTGCTACATCTACTACTTGAGGGAGTTGCGCAATATTTCCAGATTGATCATTTTCTATATTAATCTCCCAAGGAGTATTATTATCAACTGTCATGTTGATTGATTCTATAAAGCCAGGCACACGATACAGATAATCACCAATAGTTACACGAACTACAGGAGCTCTCATTATACCTTGATTAGGACTATAGTCTGGATAAACTTGTCCCATCAACATGTTAAGTTTGTTATATAGAGGTCTAAGATCTTCACGTGATTGCGCAGCGACTCTGAAAGAGAATCCTACAGTTCTAGTAAAACCTTGATAGGTAAAAAAGTTTTCACCTCTACCTATATACTTAAATGAGTTTAACTCAGCATTATTTGTGTCAGTAATACCTGCTGTTAAAAACGCTCTAAAGAATATAGCAGTTGAATAAGTAGGAGCATCATTAGAGATTGCTTCAAAAACAAATTTAATAAGATCTTGACTACTATCTTTATTCTGTTGTACTTCCCAAGGTGCTTGATCATTTCTAAACAAGAAAGGATAAAGAGTGTTCATTTTATCTTTATATCTTCCTGCTTGAACAGTATAAAATCTCTTATCAACAGTATTGTTACCCCATGGTATGTAATTAGGAACTCCGCCGAATCCAGTTAAACCAGGAAGTTGATTTCTAAAGTCTTGTAATTGAGGAACTGGGTTATTAAGATTAGACTTTTGTGCTAACAGCTGATCATAGTTCATGGCTGTGCTTGATCTCAATCTAGTTGTATCAACAACTCTAGGAATTGTAGTTGTGCCTATACCATAAACAGAATTAGGCCCTCCTAGATATTGGAAGATCATATTCCTGTTAAGTGATATACCAAGGGTGTTTACTAAATTAATATCTGGGACATTTGCTGGATTTGCAAATGGATCTCCTGTGGTCATTTTAAGACCTAAAAGATTATATAGCCTATTAGACGCTTTCTGGTTGTTAACGTTTTGCGCGTTAACTATTGAATAGTAGAACTTTTCAAATGGATTAAATGGCACCAAACCTGCTCTATTAGCGTGAAAACCTGTTCCAGATACTCCTACTTGAGCTAATGTGTTTGCACCTAGATTATACACCCTAGTGTTCTCTAATAAACCAGGATAAGGAAGTCCTTGAGGAATACCAAACAAAGTGTTGCCTGTTTCAATCTTAGGATTAGATAGTTGAAGTCCTACTTGTTTTTGTATAAAAGCAGTGCCTCTTGGCTTATCTTCAAAGAATTTTTTGATCCTTGACCTATCTATTTTACTAGAAACAGTAAATGATTGTGATCCTAAATTAAACTCTAATTGACCTCCTCTAATAGGAAAATCTAAACCTCCTGTTGAACCCGCTCTATAAATAGGTAGCGTATTACCTGTAGGATTAGGTGTGTCAGGCATTATAGTTTGAATATAAGGAAGGCCTGATGAACCATATCCAGGTCTATCATTACCGAACCTGAGATTCTTAAGGTTTGATTGTAGGTTAATTAAAGGCATTTATTAATTTATTTGACCTGTTCTAAGATCTTGATCAGCAGCTTTACTATATCTAACTTCTGCTTCTCTTTTACTATCAACTAAATAAGCATTTACATTTACATTAAGTGATTCATTTCTATTACCTTTAACCATTTTCATATCATCTTGAGCTATAGTTGTTACATTAGCTGCTGTTGTTGAAGCTGCAGCTTTATCTCCAACACTAACTCCACCAAAGTCTCCACCTAATGATCTAATTCTGTTAGGGGCATCTTTAGAAAATGCTTCAAATTTTCTTTCAAAACCCTCATCTATACCAAAGCCAAGAGTTATAAAATCTATAGCATTTATAATACCGTTAGCAATTCCTAAAACAGCTTCAACTGCAAAAGCAAAGAAGTCTCTAAGTTTACTTATAATAGCTTTGATGTTTTCTGGCTTAGAGATATATTCAAAGAAACCTTCTATCTTTTCTATAATGCCACTCTTCTCTACAAAGTCAGCTATTGATTGTTTTATCTTCTCCATGAAGCCGCCAATCTTTTCTTGAAGAGAGGCGTTTGTTAAGTTTTGATAAGCTTCTTCACCAGTAAGTCTAATAATCTCTTCTTTAGATTTACCTTGTGCTTTTAATGCTTGTACTTTTGCTTGTGCGTCTTTTAGATCTTTTGCGCCTAGTTTACCTAACAACTCTTGTTGCTTCAACATATCTCCCATTTGATCTCTAGACATGCCAAATGCAGAGGCTAGAGATTCAGCTTGTATACGATTAAGCTTTAAGAAATCGTTTGCAGAACCAACTTGACTTGTTATTTCTTTTGCAGCAGTTGCAAGATCATTGTTCAAGAAAGCTTCACGAGCTTTAGTTAAGTTAATATCTTTTCCAGTTAATAGTTGAGCTTCAAACTCTTTTGATATAGACGATTCAAAGTCTAAGAATGAATCAGCTATTGAATCAAGTTGCTTTAACTCCATACCCATTGACTTAACAGTAACTAATGATTTAGTTAACTGTGCTGGGTATTTTGCAAATGTAAGACCTAAATATCCTCCTAAATTAGATGCTTCTTTAAGTATTTTCTGATAGTTAAAGCTAATTCCTGTTGCCTGTTTTAAACCTGCTACTTGTGATAAAACAGATTTAGTTATACCTTCTGAAGATTGTCCTGTTAAAGTTGACGCTTCAACTATACCTTTTCTTGTTTCTAAGTCTAGGCCTGCTATATCTCTTAACTTAATGTTAGTAGCTAACTGTTCATTAGTAAGTCTGTTAGTTACTCCTAAAGCATCAGCTAATTCCATTTGAGACTCAACCATCTTTTGGCTATTGATGAATAAGTCTCCAGAAGAAACACTAAGGCTAGCGAACTCCATTTTGATTGCTCGAGCTTCACCTGTTGAAAGGTTCATGGCTCTTGCAAACTTTACAGTTTGATCTTGTATTCCTACTATATAATCAAATACAGATTTTAATCCGCTAACAATCCCTCCTATAGCGGC